TCATGGTCACGAACTGACACAGTAATGCTAGGTTTATGTTCACACCAGTGTCGTTGATACGTCAGCCACATTTCTAGTTGTTCGATAGCTGTCATATCGTTACGTGTTACTGCACCTGCTGGGGCTTTCTGTGGGAAGCTGAATACTGTTGTTGCATCTGGCTTCATCACATCAGGCTCATTAGGTACACCCTGATCAATCAAGAACTGTGTAAGTGGGTCCTTGTTGTCGCCTCTAACAGTACGGATGTAATAAGGGCTGTGACGAGCGTGTATCCCACTAGCAGAATCAACAAGTTGGGAGACAGTGCCAGAAGGTTTGACACAAGTGATAGCAGCAGACTGAGGGATACCAAGACGTTCGCTCCATTCAGCATTTGTAGTAATCGCAACATTTCGTAGATGCTCCAAGGTTTTGGCTAACCCAGCATTAGCACTGGTCATTAGCGGATTGTCCATGATGCCTGTTAGACTTACACCTAGCAGACGCTCTTCTTCCGTATTGTCTGTCCAATCCTTGGATAGGTACGGAAACTTTGTGTAGGTAGATTGGATCGTACCTAAGATAGTCGCATATTTTACCTTGCGTTCTATGTCTTCAATACTGTCAGTAGCACGTACTACGCACTCAGTAAGGTTGCAAAACTGCGCATTTAACAAAATTATTTCACTGCAAGGATTCGTCCCGAAGTCACTGTCTGGATTACGACGACCATTCTTTGCAGCTTGCTTCTGTGATGCCTGACGATTAAAGATACCTCGTTCACCTGACTTACTTTCAATCAGTGCTGTCCACTCACGCATGAATGTCTCTGCATCTGGCTTATCAGTATAAGCTACAGAGTTGTTAGCCAAGGCACGGTGTCCATAGTTTTCCCACCACTGTCCTGACTTAGCGTGACGCATCTTGTCGTCTGATAGGTTAGACAAACTGATCATAGCACTACGGCGTACACCACCTACTACAACAATCTCGCCAATCTTACACATGATGTCGTGACACTCAATAGATGTCAGCTTACGGCCTGTAGCATTCAAGAACTTCTCGACAGTAAAGTTGAACAAGTCTACTAGAGGTGCTGGTCCTGATGCACGACCACCAAAGGTCTTTAGTCTTGCACCTGCTGGGCGTACTTTAGATACGTCCCACTTAGGAATTTCACCAGACCACAACAATGCTAGTAGTTGTCGATATGCTTTAGCCCAACCTTCTTTACTGTCCTTTACTACAATAGTTGTATCAGACTTGAATATCTTCTCTGGTACTTCTGGTAGCTTCTGGACATACTGTCGTTCAACACTGAACCCTACCCCCGTACCACACAACAGGATAAACATAGCCTCGTCAAAGCGTTTAGGCTTGTCTACAGCTACGTAAGAACAGTTGTACATACAGGTATTGTCACGGGCTGCTGCTGGTCCAGCGGTCATCATAGATCGCATAGAGGGCATAACCTCTAGTGACAAAATTGCATCACGTATATCTTTGATGTAGCTGTCGTCACCTGCTAATGGTTTAACAATATTGTCAATGTATCGGTCAACTGTCTCTGACCAAGTTTCACGCTTGTCTCCAGTCCAACGGGCATAACGTGATAGTGCAATAAAGTTTTGATAGGGGGTAGGGAGCATATTGTTCATTCTTGTTCGTTTCCTCGTCCACGCATTGATTTATCTTCTCCTAGCCAGACCAGTCGGTCAATATCGGCACGTGCAATGCCAATGTCAGCTAGTTCTTTGTCTGTTAGTGCATTTAGTTCTTTAATTACTCGACGATGTTCACGCCACGTTACTACGTAGTTCATCCATCGCCAAAACCATTTAATCATCTGTTTTTCCTTTTTCCAGTTCTTCGATGCGTTCCAGTAGTTTCTCTACATCTTCATAACGACACCAAGGCCCATTCTTGTCATCTCTACGGACATTTCGAGACCATCCACTTTCTTTCGTAAAGTAAAAACGCCTAATCTTCACCTTTTGTCTCCATTTCCACTGAGGACCCCACGTTCTTTGCGATCCTGTAATTTCTTTAGGTTAGCAGCAGCAAGGTCTGACATACTGACGTTAAGGTCACGACAGAGTGCTGCAATATACCATAAGCAGTCACCTACTTCATCAGCAATAGCTTGTCGATCAAACTTACCATCACGTAGTATCTTCTTGACCTTGTTGGCTACCTCACCTGCCTCTGCTGCTAATCCTAGTGCAGGATAGATAACCTGATGTTCATGCTTATAGATAGCTGTCTGTGCTGCTGCGGCTTGATATACATTCATCTCCATTTCTGTCTGACTAAAGTATTCAAACGCTTCTATGTCTTCTCTACTGATCATTCTATCAACCTTCCATAAAACTCTGTCGGACCTCTGTGGTGTCGATCAAACAGATACCATGCACAGTTATCTTTACCTGTGTGTTTAGAACCTTCTATCCACTTAACCCTACCTACACTTACGATCTTAGAACAATATGTCATAAGAATCGATGATTGCTTTGTGTGCATCCAGTCAGCATCAAACAATAACCAAGTAGGCATGATGCCAATCCAAGTGTCTATGAAGTTATGTAGGAAGTTTCGTTCCCACGGTGGGTTAGTAATGCAATAGTCAATATCAAGTACATCATGTGGTGGTACATCAAGTGCGTCCCACTGCATTACATCTTTTCTCTGTGGTTCTATATCAGAAGCCCACTGACAGTTACCTGCATAATCAGTCAACCTTTCGATATGATCGACAAGTCTACCATCACCTGCACAAGGCTCTACGAAACTAAAACCACCTTGTGGTAAGTGATCTATAAGTGGCTTAACAGCTTCTTCTGGTGTCGGGTAGTAGTCCCTAGGTACCCTAACAAATTCGGATCTTTTTCCCATCAGTGTATCACTACCTCTTCTGCCATACCTAAATCTATAGAACTATACTCCGCTAAAGCTATAGCCTCTTCCTCAGATAGGTTTCTGTCATTCATAGCACGACCAATCAATATAAACTTAGCCATATGTTTCAGTTTATCTATGTCGTCTTCTTGTTCGATTGTATCATACGCTTCTATGTAATCTGATAAACTCATAGCCATTCCTCTGGTATAGACTTATCTGCGTACAGGAACCCATGCTTGTCACACCACTGTGCATAAGTAGTCTTTGCACCCTTGTATAACTTTGCTCTAGAGTTCTGGAACACAAACCTGATGTCATGCTTTGGGTACTGTTTCTGAATTAGCAAATGCTTTTTTCTATCTGCTGTTGTAAAACGGCCCTTAGTTTCGACTATGATACCATTAGGTAAGATGAAGTCTGGTGTATAGGTACGGTCTTCCTCGACACGATACTTGATCTTCTGTGTCTCATACTCATACTTAACACCAGCTTCCTCTAATTCCTTTGATACCCTCTCTTCTAGACCAGAACGATAGCCATGCTTTATCGCTTGTCTGGTGGTTGCCATATTTCCCCTTCGTATCGTCGTAGCCAGAGCAATCTAGCATTTTCCACTACACGGTCTACATCGCCATCATAAGCCTTAACGACTGTATCCCACAAATCTTCCTCAGTGGTTGACCCTTTGAGTATCTTCTCAGCTTTCTTAGGGCCAACTTGTGGTAGACCGTGGATGTTGTCAGCACTGTCCCCTGTCAATATCTGGGTATAGAAGAACTTAATTCCCTCGTCGGGGGTAACCTTATTCATCGTACCTTTAACAGGGTTGTAATGCCAGCATGGAACCTGTAGCATATCCTTATCTACTGACACGATAGTACAATCATGGTCGAGTTCTGTAGCATGTATCGCTAGACAATCGTCTGCTTCTTGTTCCACACTGACAACCGTTTGCCAATCTGACACCATATAGTCACGAATGAATGAAAGGTGTTTAGGCTTTTCTCTTTTGGACCTATTACCTTTGTAAACATGTGACTTGGCAATGTCGTGTCTAAACTGATGTCCACTACATGTGATATAGATTTGATAGTCGTCACTGTCCCAAGGCCAGCCACATACATACTCTATACTCATTTGCAGTATCTCGTCAGTCTTTACACGTGCAGCCCGTTCGCTTTCATCTTGAGTAGAAAAGGCTGCACGATAGGCGAATACATCACCGTCGATTAAAGCCTTTCCGTATCCCATCAGAAACTCGACCAAGCCATTTCGCCACCCTCTTTGTGCGCACCGATGGATTCCACGTAGGTGTACCCTGCTGCGAGGCAAGCATCGTGATATAGATGTAGGAGATCATATAAGCTATCTACCTCTTGTCGTTCGATGGTGACGGAGCCTGTAACCCCGTCCTCATCTTTGTCCATTACAAAACTAATTTCTACTTGCATTAACCTGCCGCCGCAAAAATCATATCATCTTCTGACGGTTCGCTTGTACGTTCAATAAGTTCAGTTACAGCAATACCATTCAGCCGTACACCATTGCCATCAGCATAGGTTTCAAACTGCACCTTTGCCCGTGTACCGTTGCCTAATTCACCATCCTCAGAGAATGACCACTTACGAACTTCTTCTTTTCCTTGCCGTAGGTCAACGACCTTGACAGGGCCACCTAGGTTGACGTTCTCTTTAGTAATTGGGTCGATCCAGTCACGTACATCATCAGCTACGCCACGTTTGATCTTCATGTACTTACCAATACCGAAGTCTGCATTACCCTCTTGGATACGAGAGTTACCCATGACTGTGGCCTTGAAGCCATCCATCATAAGTTTGTCGATCTGTTCTTGGCTAGTAAAGTATGCATTGACTACATACTGACCACCCTTCTTGGCAATCTGTTGTTGCCACTGTGGTCCATCAGGGTTACCCATGTCTGCGTTCTCAGGAAATACTTTTGCATATTCTAGAACCATGTCGAGTGTGTATCTTGCCATATTGTGTATCCTTTTCTAACACTGGTAAATATATATAGTAACTTTTTTCAGCTACTGACAACTTTTTATTTTAGTGTACATCGGCATACGTTTTACCGAATTGTACATCAATCCCAAGAGGGACATTTAACTGCAACTCTTCATTGAGTAAATCAATAGCAGACTGCATTTTGCTCTTTGTGTTTTCCTCTTCTCCTTCTTCTGTCAGGACAATAACCTCGT